CTATTGCTTCCGCTATTTCTCTCGGAGCTTCTGCTATTGGAGGAATTGCCAAGATTTTCGGTTATCTCAAGCCACCCCTCCACACTATTTCAACGCGGACTACACTTCTTAACTCTGTGTTTTCCCATGGTAGTGGTTCTGAGCTAGCCCCAGTTTTGTCACTTCGCCCCGATGATTGCGTTATGCCGGGTATTGAGTTTGCTGCTGGACATCCTGATGATATGCAACTTTCGCGCTTGGTCGGCACTCCAGGGTTCATTGATTATTTCACAATCACTTCTAATCATGGCCCCGCAAGTGTCGCTTACCTACATCATATCACGCCAATTAATTGCCTTTTTGACCCTTCAACGGGTTACATTGATTTCACGCCATTATCGTATGTCACATCTGCATTTACTTATTGGAGGGTTTCTATTAACTTCCATTTTCAATTTGTTTGTTCTGCTTTTCATTCGTGTCGGGTTGTTGTTGCATGGATACCAAACTATTCCGCTTATCCTGTAAATATTGATGATTACTCTAATCTCATCCACGCCGTAGTGGATATTAATGCCTCTGCTGATTTTACGTTCTCGATACCGTACCTTTCTGATCAACCGTGGAAAACCGTCTCCACGAACACTGCTAATATCGATTTTTCTTCCAATGGTGTTTTGTTAGTTGGAGTCCTAAATCCTCTCACGTATATAAATTCTCCGATTCCAGCCTTACAATGTAATGTTTTTCATTCAGCTGGAGCCGATTTCCAGTTGTCTCGTCCAACCGATGTGCGTTTCCATCATGAGGTATCGCCGCAGTCCTCAGGTAGATCTATGTCGTTAGATGCCATGCGTAAGGCACCACATCCGCCTCTTGTTTCGTCGAAAACGTTTGTAGAACACCAACTGTGTCAATCGGACGCAGTTTCGCATGTTAAAGAACTCATTTGTCGCACTAGTTATTCTGAGTTTTATTTCGGTTGCACGAGCGCATTTAGCGCTATAGAGTATACTCCTTTCGCCAAACCTTATTCCAAGCGTGTTTCTTTTTTCAATTGGTTTGGAGCAATGTACCGTTTTTCGCGAGGGTCTTTTGGAGTGAGATTTACGTCTCCAGGGGCTCAGGTTGATTATAATTTCGTCAATTCCACAGCTACCGAGCTGCCGGAAATATGCGCG